TTCGTACCATTACAGATAGATGCTTTAGCCCTTGTGTATGTACGTGCTTATTCTGAGTTGAAAGGGATTACCTCACAAATGAGTCAACTCATTAGCCGTGTACTTGCACAAGGATTAGCTGATGGAGATGGGGCTATGGTATTAGCAAAGAAACTTGTTTCTGTAATTAATGGGGCTGGTGTTGGTGATTTAGGAATTACGGATAGTTTGGGAAGATTTATACCAGCAATGCGTAGAGCCGAAATCATGGTAAGGACAGAATTAATCCGTGCCCACCATTTAGCAATGATTAATGAGTTTAGAAATTGGGGGATTGATGGGGTGTACATTATTGCAGAATGGAGATCTACCAATGATGATCGTGTTTGTCCTATTTGTGCTGAGAATAATGGTAAGAGATTTACCTTAGATGAGGTAGAAGGGATGATACCAGCACATCCTCAATGTCGTTGTATTGCCTTACCTGTTGTTGTTAAAAAGAATAGGAATACTTAAAATTACTGATATGGAAATTTGTGTAAATTTTACATTAAAAGGATATACACCTTTAATTGAGGTAATTGAAAACGTTCCTCATTATGTTGTCCCTGTTGTAATGATGGTAGAAGGGGTGCATAATGGAAGTGGTGGGAGAACTTTTCATTCTTCTCAAGAATTATCTAATTCTGTAGAATTATGGCAAAATGCTCCGGTAACAATACATCACCCTGTGATTGGAGATGAGTTTGTTTCTGTACATGAAGACGGTATAGAAGAACAGTATGTAGTTGGTTATGTATCTGAAGCGGTAATGAAGGATGATAAATTAACAGCTACTTTGAAACTTAACTGCGAAAAATTAAATGAATTATCACCTGAAACTGTCCAATCCATACAAAATGGAAATATAATGGAAGTTAGTATTGGTGTTTTTACAGATAACGAAGAAAAAGAAGGTGAATGGAATGGAGAGACGTATGAAAGAATAGCCCACAATCATAGACCGGATCATCTCGCTCTTCTGCCCGGAGAGGTCGGTGCGTGTTCAGTGAAAGATGGGTGTGGTTTGAGAGTTAATAATAATAAAAAAGAGGGAGGTACAAATGTGGATGTAGTAACAGTGAATTCAGAAATGTTAAAGCATTTGAATAAAGAAGGTTTTGCTGTTGTACCAATCACGATTAACCAAGAAGGTTTTTCTGCAATTATGAACCGTATCTATAATATGCTGAATAGCATGGACACACAAGGTGTGTACTACTATTTGGAAGAAGCATATGATGGGTATCTTGTTTATAACAAAAGGACTGAAGATGGAAAATCGGAATTGTACAAACAAACATATCAAACAAATGCTGATGGAACTATTGAACTGACAGGGGAACCTGTGAAAGTTACGCGAAAAATTGAATACATTCAAGTAAACAACGAAAAAGAAGAAGAAATGTGTGAACCGTGTAAAGAAAGGGTCAACGAACTGATTGCACACGAATCTACTCATTTTGACGAAACTGACAGAGAATGGTTGGAAGCGCTTACCGAAGACAAGTTAGATAAACTTGTTCCGAAAAATATGCAGGTAAATGTTACCGTACCTTCCGTAGAAGATGCTGTTAAAGTGATTCAGACTAATGCAAAAGGTTTGGACGATTACCTGAATGTTCTTCCTGAAAATGTAAGAGCCGAAGTAAATCTCGGTCTTGCTACTTTTAAGGAAAGAAAAGATGCTCTAATTGCTTCTATCCAAGCTAATACTGAAAAAGATACTTGGAGTGAAGATGAACTGAATGTAATGTCTTTAAATACATTACAAAAACTGGAAAAATCAGTTATTAAGAAAGGTGAAATGCATGATTATTCTGTGAACGGGCTTCGTGGTGCTACGACAGAAAAAGGAAAGATTGAACCTTTGATGTTGCCTATTCAATAAATTAATTAATAAAAGGAGGTTTTAAAAATGGCAAAACACACCATTAAGATTAAAAAGTATGCGGATGTTATTGAAGAATATCCCGCAGTTGGTGTTATTACTCCGGGAATGTTGATTGAGGTTACGAGTGCTGATAAGGTACAGCCTCATTCATCTTCAGAGGGTGTTGCACTTGCGATGTTTGCTCTCGAAGATGAACTTCAGGGGCGTGGAATTGATGTCAATTTTGCTGCCGATGAAAGAGTTCAGTGCTGGTTGCCCGGTCACGGGGATATGGTTTACGCTCTGTTGGCCGATGGAGAAACGGCTGTAATTGGGAATTGGGTTGCAAGTAATGGCGATGGGAAACTTAAAGTCAGTACAACCAATCCTATTGGTCAAGTTGTTGAGGCTGTTGATATGTCGGGTTCTACCGGAGAAGACCCTTCAGGTCGTATTATTGTAAGGATTAACTAAAAGGTTGGAGGAAATTATTTTATGGAAACTAATGTCGATTTAATTGGATACGGAACTGCACAAGGTGAGGTTGCTGTCAAATTCCAGACCAATCAGTTAAATCCTTCACGGATGCGTCCTTTTTTGTCAATAGATGAGGAAGGTAAAGTTGGTTCTTTTATATCAGTTTTTAAAGGAGGTGATCCTAAGAAACCTGAAAATTTTGGTACGATTAAGGTTAATACCGAAGCCGTACTTCGTCGGGAAGAATGGCAGGCACTTGATGCCGCTATTCTTGGTGTTGCCGAACAGCGTTTGACTGGATTTAACGATCTTATTAGTCGTGGGTTGGTGTACAATCTTGGAAATGCAATGGGTACTACGGTTCTTGAATCGCATACCGTATCCGATGCTATGGAAGCCGAAATGACAATGGATGGCGTTTCCCGTAGCAAAGGTGACAGGCCGGTTTTTGGAACGACTTATTTGCCGATTCCTATTGTTCATGTGGATTACGAAATCAATACCCGTGTGTTGGCTGCAAGTCGTAGTCTTGGTAATGCTCTTGATACTACTTCTGCTGAACGTGCTGCCCGTCGTGTAGCCGAGAAGTTTGAAGATATGTTGTTTACTTCTACTACCTATTCTTTTGGTGGTGGTACAATTTATAGCCTTGTTAATTATCCTGATCGTGAATTGGTAACTCTTTCCACGTATGGTGATTGGGCTAATACTGCTACTACTGGAGTAAAGATTGTTGAAAGTGTCCTTGCCATGAAACAGGCTTCGATCAACAATTATTTCTACGGTCCTTGGGTACTTTATATCCCGACGAACTATGAAACACGTCTTGACAATGACTACGATGCTACTACTCCTGGAACCACGATCCGTGAAAGGATTATGAAGATTGCAGGGATTCAGGACATCAAGGTTATTGACCGTTTGGCTTCAAGCAACGTGCTGTTGGTTCAGACGACTACCGATGTCGTTCGTATTGTTCGTGGTATGGGTCTTACCAACGTTCAGTGGTCTACCGAAGGAAATTTTGTCAACAAATACAAAGTTCTTTCGATTCAGGTTCCGCAGATTCGTTCTGATTACAATGGAAGGACGGGTATCATCCACATGGCGGCTGGATTGGTTTAGTCTATTTTCACTAATCAAGTGATTATTTTTAATTTAATCAAAAATTATTATGGTAGCAAGAGTTCGCAAGAATACAACTGTTGTAGAAGAACCTTTGGAAGAAATTGTACCACTTGAACTAAAAGTGGAATTACTGGAAGAAGAAAAGCCAAAATTAACGGTTTACCCTAAACAGGAAGAACCTGTTGTTGAAGATACTCCAAAATCTGAAGTAATCCGTTGGAAAAAGATTGGTAATGGTTCTTTTATTCATAACAATCGTTATATTAAACCGGGGCAAATTTTTACGGCAACGGTAGAGGAAATACCAACTGCATTTCGTGATTTGATTATTCCGCTTGAAAAGTTACCTGAAGATAAGTTACTTTCGGCTAAAAAATCTTCAAATTATACCCTTGTAGAGATAGAAGGTACAAATACTTGGAATATTGTTGATAGTCAAGGTAAGATTTTCAACGAAAAACCTATGGCACGTTTGGAAGCTGAAAAACTTTTAAATGTCATTTAAATGATTTGGTCTGTACCGAAAATATGGGAAGGTGGTGATGTTTGGGTTATAGGGGGTGGCCCATCCATAACTAAACAGTTTGGGGTTTCTGTTGATGTGGTTAATAATGTAGTTATTGGAAAACAGCCACTTTCCCTTTATTCACCATTTATGGAATCAATTCATAAAAAGCACGTTATTGGTATTAATGTTGCTTATATGATTGGTACATGGATTGATATGGTGTTTTTCGGTGATAATGGCTTTTTTGTTGCTCATAAAGAAGGGTTGTTTAAGTTTCCCGGCATTAAGATAAGTTGTACCAACGGAGTTGAAAAGTTTCCTTGGGTAAAATTTTTACATAAAAATCCTGCCCATCCATTTGGAATATCACCAAGTCCGAACAACGTAAGTTGGAATAAGAATAGTGGGGCTGCCGCAATAAGTGTAGCCGTACACACAGGGGCAAAACGTATATTTCTTTTGGGGTTTGATATGCGTTTAGATGAGCAAAATTCTCAGCATTTTCATAGCATTTATAATGGAAATGGCAAACCTAAAAATCCAAGAAATTTGCCTTTTCAAAGACATTTGCAAGGGTTTCCTGCTATTGCCCGTGATGCAAAAACAATGGGGGTTGAAATTTATAATGTAAATCCTCAAAGTGCTATCAATGAATTTCCTAAATTAACGTTACAGGAGGCATTAACCAAATGAAAATTGAACGTTGTCCTATAAGTGGTAGTACCAAATCGGTAGAATTCCTTAATCTTGGGAAAATACCGTTGGTAAATAATCTTTGTGAAACACGTAAGGATTCTTTAAATTGTGAACGTTTTCAATTAGCCGTACAATTTTTTCCTGAAAGTAAAGTTACTTGTTTAACGGATATTGTCAATAAAGACAATTTATTCTTACATTACCTTTATCAATCGGGTGTGAATAAACCGTACCTTGACCATTGTTCGGAAATGTACGATTATCTTTCCCGTGTAGTTGATTTTAAAGATAAAGATTTGGTACTTGATATTGGTGGAAATGATGGTACTTTACTTAAAGAATTTCGTAAAGAAAACCGTAATCTTCATTACGTTAATGTTGATTGTAGTCGTAGTTTTATTGACGTTAATCGTGACGCTGGCATTGAGTATGTTAATGAATATTTTGGACACAATACCACGTTACCGTATAAAGCGAAATTGATTACCTCAACCAATGTATTTCAGCATACTGAGCCAATACGTTCGTTTGTACAGGGTGTTCGTCGTAATTTAGCAAGTGAAGGTGTTTGGTGCTTGGAATTTCCTTACATACTTACAACCCTTGCCAATGATAATTACGACCAGATATATCACGAACACGTATTTTATTTCTGTTTACAAAATATTGTAGATATTGCAGAACAGGAAGGATTGAAGGTTATTAATGTTTCATACCATGATATGCACGCTGGAACATTACGTGTGCTTATGGTAAAGAAATCTTCTATTCGCCAACCGGATAATACCATTAAATCGTTTCTTAATCTTGAAAAGACTTTGACCGAAGAATATTACGTCAAATGGGGGAAACGTACAACTGAAAAGATACAGGATTTTAAAGATTTTGTTGATAAATTAATTGATCAAGGTAATACAGTTGCTTGTTTCGGAGCTGCTGCCAAAGGTTGTGTTTTTTTAAATACCTGTAGATTGGATTACAACAGTATTCAATTCATTGTTGATGATACACCATTTAAACAAAACAAATTTGTTCCGGGAACTGGTATTCAAGTAGTTGATCGCAATGCTTTAAAACACACAAAGATTGACTATATGATTATTCTTGCACATAATTTCAAGGATTATATTATTGAATCTTTGAAAGGACAATATGATGGTAAGTTTGTTACAATGTTTCCTGATATTAAAATTTTATGAAACTTGTATTGTTTTATCACGCTTACATCTATGGAAACAACTATGTTTCTATAATGTCTGAAACATTTAGACTTTTAGTAAGTTCTAAATTGTTTGAAGCTTGTGATAAATTATACATTGGTGTTTATGAAGAAGCAAATGCTCAACCACAAGACGGAATAAGTTGGTTAAAACATTTTTGGAGCATTTCTAACAAGGTTGAGATAATACAGTATTCTGTAAATGATGAGGAACGGAGTACAATGCTTCATTTAAAAGAGTATTGTAAGAATAACCCAGATGATTACGTTTTATATTTTCATGCCAAAGGTATTACAAAGTATAATCAAGCTACACAAGATTGGCGTAGGTATATGGAATATTTCAATATTGAACGTTGGCAAGATTGTGTTACAAAATTAAATGAAGGGTATGATTGTTGCGGTGTAATGTGGAATAGTAAAACTCCGCAAGGCAATTATCCACATTTTTCAGGTACTTTTTGGTGGGCTACTTCAAAATATATTAATACTTTACAAGATACTTTTCTTAACGATCCTAATAGATATTTTAGAGAATATTGGATAGGCTCTAATCCAAATGTAAAAGTTTATGAGTTTCATAATTCTGGGTTGAATAGTTTTATTAATCTAAAAGCAAAGAAAAGTCATTATCAATTATCTTATCCAAGAGTTTATTATGAAAATTCTAATATAATGCTTCATATTATTTGTACTGCTTATCAACGACCTATTCAATTAAGGATGTTTATTGATAGTTTTTTAGTACAAACTAATCCTAATTGGATTTTGCATATCATACATGATGGGGAACCTTCTGATGATATTAAGAAAATCATTAATTCTTATGAAGATAAAAGAATTATGTTTGAGCATACTAAAAATGTCAATGGAAATTATGGACATTCTAATCGTAATTTAATGCTTGAAATGATTATAACAAATTCAAATGATTTTGTACTTATTACGAATGAAGATAATTACTATGTCCCTGTTTTTGTTGAATATATGTTGAATAGTGTAGACCATAAACCTATTGGTATTGTATATTGTAATACAGTTCATTCATTCTTTGGTTATACAATACATAATAGTAGATTGATTGAACGTCATATTGATTGTGGTGCTTTTATTGTACGAGCAGATATAGCTAAGAAAGTTGGGTTTGTAGGAACACATCATTCAGCAGATGGGGCGTATGCTCAAGAATGTAAAAGAGTAAGTGATAATAGTGGATTACAGTCAGTTAAAATTGATAAACCTTTATTTATACATAATTAATTATGATAGTCTTAATTACACCGACTGGAGGCCGTCCAAAACAATTTGAATTGTGTATGCAATGGATGAAACGACAAACTTATACAGGACGTGTATTATGGATTGTTATTGATGATTGTATTCCTGTTACTACAAATACTCTTGATGATAATTTTAGAGAAAATTGGACTATTATAAAGAAATATCCTGCACCAATATGGCAGGTTGGTATGAATACACAGGGTAGAAATCTTGCCGTAGCTATAAATGTTATTCGGCATTTCCCACGTAGTTGGATTGATGCAATTTTTGTAATTGAAGATGACGATTATTATAAGCCTATGTATATTGAAGAAATGTTAAATCATTTAGGTTCTTACGATCTTGTGGGGCAGGGTTCTACTATTTATTATGATGTTAAACGTCAGTTGTACAAGAATAATGGTAATACAAAACACGCAAGTCTTTTTCAAACCTGTTTTACTATAAATGCTTTAGATATTCTTGAAACCTGTTTAACTAATGAGTTTATTGATATTGAATTTTTTAAACGTTCTATTAATAAGAATGTTTTTGGTGGACAGCCTTTATCCATAGGAATTAAAGGTTTGTCGGGAAGGGCTGGGATTGGTATGGGTCATCGTATGCGTAGTGGAGCTTACGATCCTAATTATTCTGTATTGAAGGATTTGCTTGGTGATGATTATAAATATTACGTACAATGAAAAACAACCCAATTTTAATAACAGGAGTTGAACGTTCAGGTAGTACGTTGATTGCAAGAATACTTGATCTTTGTGGTGTATGGTCGGGCTATTGCAATAATATGTTTGAAAACCAAACTATCGTAGGGTTTAATAACGAGTTGTTAGATTTAAGCCCTATCGGGCTACCAGACGTTGATACGTTACAAATTCCGGTTAATTGGGGTAAAAGTATTAACAGGGTTTTGGTAGCCCAAAAAGGCTTAGGAAAGCCTTGGATGGTTAAACATAGTGGTTTGACCCGTTTATGGCCCGTTTGGAACTATGCTTATCCTGACGCAAAGTGGTTGATTGTTCGTCGTCGTACCGGAGATGTTATTCAGTCTTGTATTAAAACCGGATATATGCGTATTTTTAAAGACCCCGTTATTCGTAGCGAGTTTCTTTTTGAAACCGAAGCAGAAGCGTGGTTATGGTGGGTACACCAGTATGAAAAACGTTTTGTACAAATGATTGAAGCTGGTTTGAATTGCCGTATTATATGGCCGGAACGAATGGTTACGGGTGATTATCAACAAATTTATGAAACAATCGAATGGCTTGGACTAAAGTGGAATAATACAATTCCAAGTATAATTGATCCATTATTAAATAAAAGTAGGGAGGTAGCCGTATGAGAACAACCGTTGATAATGTAATAAATATCCTGGATGATACAGATTTAGATGAAGATGTTATCGAAGGGTTTATTAATAGTGCAAATGTTTTCGTAACAGCCTTGCTTGGTACGAAAGGATTAAGCACAGAATTATTAACCCAGATAGAAATGTGGATGTCTGCCCATATGATTGTCTCAACACGTGAAAGACAATCCAAAAAGGAACAGGCAGGTACTGCAATGATTGAATGGGCTGGTAAATGGGGAGAAGGATTGTTAGGAACGACCTATGGTCAAATGGCAGTGACTTTAGATAGTTCTGGTACGTTAAATGCAATAGCAAAAGGTAAATCTTTTGCTTGGATAAAGGCAATACCTAATTTTGATTAAAAATGGCACTAACGACTCCGTCTGGTAAAGGAATTGAAAAGGTAGCAAAACGGTTCTGTGTCGAAACAGCCGTTTATTGGGGGAATCCACAAAATGATGGGTACGGTGGGTTTACCTTTGACACACCTGTAGAAATTAAATGTCGTTGGGAAGAAAAGAGCGAAGTGGATATAGGTTGGTTTAGTACTGGGTTTCCAGGAAACTTGTTGTTGTCTAAAGCAAGTGTTCTTGTCTTACAGGATTTAGATTTGCAAGGATATTTGTATCGTGGTACTCTTGCAAGTTTAAGTGGGTATGATACAAGTAAACCAAAAGAGATTCCAACCGCATACATCATACATAGGTTTGATAGAATTCCTATGGTACGTAAAACTGATGAATTTGTAAGGACTGCTTGGTTGTATGATCAAGGTAAATAAATCTGTAAAATGGCTGTAAATTATTTTCCTGGAACAAATATAGTACGAATGAATAATGGTGCAGGTGTTTATATGCGTCTTGTGGGAATGCGTCAGGTTAGGGATAATCTTAATCGTGAGATTTCCAATATGAAGAAACGAACAGTTGCAGGATTGAAAATGGCTGCCGCTAAACTCCAATATAATATGGAAACTTATGAACCTTTGGTTCCTGTTGATACTGGTGTTTTACGTAATTCTTGGAGAGTGGTGGATCATAATAACAGTCCAGAGAATCCACAGATTAAAATTGGTTATACGGCAAATTATGCAGCTTATGTTCATGAAATGACACAACCACCGTATGGAGTTGTAAAATGGACAAGACAAGGTTCTCGTGCTAAATGGTTTGAAATACATTTGAATACAGATAAAAAAGAGATGTTAGATATTATTGCAGACGAAGCGAGTGTAAAATAATAAAATTATGAATGCACCTTCAGTAGATATTAAAGAGATGCTCGAGTATTTTGCTCAAGAGAATTCATCTTGTGTGTTGGAACTGTTTCCTATTCACGTAGGAAAAGAACCTGCGGAACCACAAAATGTTATTTCCATATTTGAGACAGGTATAATGGCTCCTCAATTAACTCTCGATAGAATGGAAGTCTATGAATATCCTACTATTCAAATACGTGTACGTGCTAATGAGTATTTGGAAGGTTGGGATGTAATTACCAATATAAAGAACATTCTTCACGGCCGGGCAAATGAGACGTGGAATGGTGCTCTATATACCTTAATTCGTTGTTCAAGTGGTCCGGCTCTTTTGGACTATGACAAGAATCAAAGGGTGCGATTTATAATTAATTTCTATTTACAACGAAGATGAAATTAAAAATTAATTTTTAAAAGGAGGTAAATAATTATGGGTTGTGTAGCAGGTAGTAGCAATGCTATTTCAGGAGTAGGAACTGTATTTCAACGCTGGTCTGGTTCCATATGGGAAAAGATAGCTGAAATTAACAGTATTTCGGGTCCATCCATGACAAGGGATTTTATTGATGTAACTTCCTTAGATTCGGTTGGTGGATTCCGTGAGTTTATTACAGGTTTTCGAGATGGTGGAAACGTTTCGTTGACTATGAACTTTACCCGCACATCTTACGATAAGATGTTGTCGGATTTTG